TCAATGATGTTGTATTCTACAAACTTCTGCCAACCTTTTGTATAGAAATCCTTGAATGTATCAAACTCTGAGTGATCAAGTTTTTTCTCTCCAAGTTCAACACTAGCAATATAATCCAAACGATATGATTCTTGTGCCTTGTATGTAAACTTCTTATACAGATTGAGATAATCAAGTTGAGTTACACCACCAATATCATAAGATATTTGTTTACGACCCATTATATGGATTTCTCTTTCAGTCACTAATCCCCATGGAGACATTCTCCTCATTAGTTTCTCACCAAGAACACGATCAAGTCTTCTGGTCAAATATGGAATATCATATAGTTCACTGTTCCATCCAGTCACAACCTCTGGTGTATTTTCTTCTACCATCCACCAGTTAATAAAACTAAGTAAGAGTTCATACTCCGTTTTAAATGATTTGTATATTACATTGTCTTGTTTATTATCAAAATTTCCTAGACCCCATGTACGAATCTGTTTGGTATTATAATCTTGAAGACTAATGAGTAGAATTTCTTCAGCAGCAGATTCTACATCAGGGAAACCATTCTCTGACTTTACCTCAATATCGAGTGTAGATATTTTAATCTTGTTTATATCAAACTTTATCTCATCCTCTGGATACTGCTCAGAAATATACTGGTATATAAATCTCTCATTACCAAAAACTTTAAACCCTTCTACACCATCATACTTCTTTATAAAATCTCTACTCTCACGTACAGTTCCAGGCTTGACTGCCTCAACATAATCACCTTCTAAGGTTTTATACTTGGTCTTCTTATTAGAAGAGACAAAAAGGGTTGGATAAAACTTCTCTCTGTTCGCAAAATGTTTTCCATTTTCGTAACCACGAACTAAGAAGTTGTCTCCAACCATCTGGACGTTTGTATAGAATCGCATTATGTAATAAGTTTTTCGTACTTTTTAAGTAGAGTTGCCTTAGGATCAACAAGGGTCAATATCTTATCTGATGATATCATAATTTCACGTTGATTGCTAACATCTATTAACCATTGTGAAAGAGTATCCTTATCACCTATAAGATAAGGATCAATTAATTTACAATCAGGTTCACCTAATTCAGTTGATACTTCTTCAATCTGTGAAATTAATTTCTGATGATTCGTCAGGAGTATAATCTTTATCGACATTTATTCTTTCCTCGTAAATTTCTTTTAGTCTAGGTACAGGTTCAACAATAGTAACTAACCAATCAGCCCTAACAGGTATTTTTCTCTCATCAGAAAATATAAGCCATGGTGATAACATTACTTCAACATCATGTTTACCAGTTTCTCTTTGTTCTTCTGTTAAAAACTCAGGTGGTCTAGACTCTATAACATAAGCGTTTTGAAAAAGATAACCATGTAGTTTCTCATCAGCAACTAATTCTTTTACATCTGATATCACATGTTCACCAGATTTTAATATAGCAAGTTTTATAGACATTGTTTTTATCGGTTAATAATAGTATAGCATAAAAAAAGAGGACAGTCAACTAAGTTGGCGGCCCTCGGTTCCATCTCGAACTCATGGTTATTTATATGTAATCCTTACGAGCATGATGCTCTGGAACAACTTTGTTTAAGTTAACAGTTAAGAGTCCATCTTCAAACTTGACGGATCCAATCTCCGTATCGTCGGTGATCGTCCAAACTCGTTCGAAGGAACGTTGGGCCAGTCCTTTATAGACATATTCTCCAACATTTTCTGATTCTTCTTTCTTACCTTCGACATATAATTTTCCAAACTCTGTGTAGACTTTAACTTCATCTTTTTTGAAGCCCGCCAATGCAATCTCAAGTTTTGATTCATGGTTGTTTAGTTGTATCAAATTATATGGTGGGTAATTTGATTGCGGTGATTCGTTAAAAAATCTATTTAGATAGTCATCCATTCCTATGCCATTTTGTCTTATCACCTTCATTAGTTCTGGAAGGTTGGCTGTATGATAAGTTGCTAAGTTAGTCATGATAGTTCTCCTTTAAAAGCGAGTGTTTAGTTTTTGTACCCGAAGCGTACACTACTAATTATATCTTAAACTACTTTTATGCTAGGAGGACAACCCAACAACATAGGTTCGGGTTTCGTCTTCACTCTTTACTTGGTACGTTTTACCGCACCTTTTTTTTACTGTTGCCTTTAGTGGATTTGCATTGAAAGAAATCTTAGCAATATCTTCTGGTGTAAATTTTCTCATTGGAATTTGGGGCCTGAATAAAAAAGTGTTATGCTGTGTCTTTTTCCTTTTGTTACTGGAGTAACTCTATGAGGAATGCTTGATTTAATTATAACAACATTACCTGGTTTTGCAAGTTCTCCAACTTCTCTTTCTCCACCATTACCAAATATAAAAAATTTACCTCCTTCATATGGTTCGAGTGAAGCATTGATTAACATTGTGAATTTAATATCATAGGTTGCACTATTAGATCCATCACAATGCCAACCATACTCTCCTTTGTGCTGACTAGAATATTCATTTAGTCTTATGTAATTAGCATCATATTGAGGCCAAATATTATAACCAAACTGTTCCTGATTGATTCTTAAGAATGCTTGCTCTAATGGTTCGAATGGTTTTTTAAAATGAATCCATTGAGCCATTTTAACATTTGCTATCTTAGTTACACCAATAGCAGGTTCATCTTCCGCATCTGCTGTTACTTTAGAAAATGCATCATGTAGTTGTACTAAATCTTCAGATGAAAAAATGTCAGGAAAATACCAATATGCTAAATTAGTTATCATTTATATTCCAGATTCTATCACAATAATCTTTTATAGATCTATCAGAGGAGAAGAAACCAGATCTTGCGATGTTCAACAATGACATTCTATTCCATGTATCCTTTTTTGTCCAGGCCTGACTGACTTTATCTTGAGCATTGATATAATCCTCAAAGTCAGCCATTACAAAAAATGGATCATGATTTTTTAAATTATATATTAAAGGTGAGAACATATCTCTATCACCTGCACTGAAATGTCCACCCTCAATAAGACGTATTGCTTCACCTAATTCTGTACCAATATAATGTTGTGGATCATAATGATTCTTTTGCAGTTCAGCAATCTCAGATTCAGTCTTACCAAATAAGAAGAAGTTCTCCTCACCCACAAGGTCACGTATCTCTACATTAGCACCATCTAATGTACCTATAGTCAGAGCACCATTCATTTGGAACTTCATGTTTCCTGTACCTGATGCTTCTTTACCTGCGGTAGATATTTGTTCTGATAAGTCGGCAGCAGGATATACTTTCTCTCCTAGTTTTACACTATAATTTGGTAGGAATATAACTTTTAAAAGATCTCTACTATCAGGATCATTATTAACTACCTCTGCAATATTACAAATAAAGTTAATAATCATCTTAGCCATATAATAACCTGGTGCTGCTTTACCACCAAAGATTACCGTGCGTGGAACAATATTATCTGTCTGTCCATTTTTAATACGAAGATACTGTACAATAACTTCAAGAGCACGAAGATGTTGTCTCTTATATTCATGTATTCTTTTAACATGAACATCAAACATACTTAAAGGGTTAACAGTAATACCGAGATTATCTTGAATATAAACAGATAACTCATGTTTACCAAGTAACTTAGTTTGTTCAATCTTTTCTAATGCTTCTACATCATATTGATTGTCTTCTAACTTTTTAAGTGACTCCATATTAGTAATCCAATCTTCACCAAGATATTCATTTAAAAAATCCTTAATCATAGGAGACACCCATCTGCGTGGAGTAACACCATTAGTTACGTTAGTAAACTTATGAGGCCACAAGTCATAGAAATCAGGCATTAAGTTTGTCTTAATCAATTCCGAATGTAATGCTGCAACACCATTAACATGATGAGATCCTACAGTTGCAAGATGAGCCATACGAACTGACTTACTACCAGACTCATCAATAATAGATAATTTACCTAACATAGATTCATCACCAGGATAATTCAATCTTACTGTCTGTAAGAACCTAGCATTAATTTCATAGATAATTTCTAAATGCCTTGGTAGTAGATATTTGAATAAACCAAGATCCCATTTTTCCAATGCTTCTGGAAGTAGAGTATGGTTTGTATATGCTATAGACCTAGTTGTTATATCCCATGCAGTATCCCAATCAAAACGTTTATCATCTACAAGTAATCTCATCAATTCTGCAACAGCAATAGAGGGATGAGTATCATTAAGTTGTACTTGATATCTGTCTGGAAAATCTTCTAAAGGTACTCCACACTTTTCTAAGTTACGAATCATATCTTGAAGAGACGCACTTACAAAGAAGAACTGTTGTTTCAATCTAAGTTGTCTTCCTTGATCTGTACCATCATTAGGATAAAGAACTTTAGATATAGTTTCTGATTGTACTCCTTGTTCTACTGATCCAAGATAGTCACCTATGTTAAATGCATAGAAGTCAAATATCTCAGTAGCATCTGCTCTCCATAGTCTTAGTCTATTACAACTATCAACTCTATATCCTAACTGTAATACATCATAAGGAACTGCTACAACCTGTTCTTCTGGAACCCAACGACATCTGTAATTACCATGATCTGATGTATAGTGTTCTACCTTACCACCAAATCCTACAAGACAAGACTCATCTGGATAACACATCTCCCATGGCCAATCTCCATGCAACCAGTTATCAGTAACTTCTATTTGTTGTCCTTCTTTTATTTCTTGTTTAAATATACCAAACTTATATCTTATACCATAACCAGTAGCAGGTACTTTCAGAGTCGCAAGAGACTCCATATAACATGCAGCAAGACGACCAAGACCACCATTACCTAATCCTGGTTCTTCTGCTAATTCTAGCACCTGATCTAATGTTGTATTATAATCCTTTACTGCTTCTTCTGCTTCTTTATATACACCTAAATTTAAAAGATTATTTCCTAACTGTGGGCCAATCAAAAATTCTGCAGAAAGATATGCTACTTTTTTTTCTACACTACAAATATCAGGTGCAAGATGATAGTCTATCATCCTATCCCTTATAGCATAACACAATGCCATGTAGATATCATGAGATGAAGCAGTCTCAGATCTCTTCCCTAATGTATAATAAAGACGATTCTTGATTGCAACAGATAAATTACTCGTCAACTTTTTTCTTCTTGCTACCTATATTATACTTTGTTTCAAGTATCCAGTCATCTTTGTCTCTATATGCTAATACTTTGATCTGGTTTAAAGGAGCAATATCTTGTATCTTAGTTACATCCACAATCCCAATAAGTCCCCAATCAGCAAGAAGCTGAGCAATACGATTCCGACGCTGAACATCGTTAGAAGTAAGGTTAGCGTGTTTCCCGTCAAGAGCAAAAAGTTCTTTAAAGTGGACAAGGTAATACCTCCCTTGTTTATGAAGTATATGACAACTTTGATATATCTTTTTCTCTTTCCTTGATGCTACTCCGATTCTAGTTAGAGTCTCTCTAACTTTTAAAAAGTCATCTGGTTCTTTTAATGTAACTTCTACCATTTGATCGGTAGTCCATTTCACTTCAGGCTCTTGCACCACACTCATCGTTTTCCTCCAGTTTCAAATTTCGATTTTATAAAATTAAGTTGTTCAGTTGTGAGGATTTTAAGAGCTTGTTTTGCTTTCTCGTTACTATAACCATAATAACGTTTTACCAAGTCAAGATCTTTAATCTCATCTTTACGGAGCCAAGGAGAGAATCTCTTCTTAGGTCTGAGTGTATTTAGATAAAAATCATATTGCAACTTTTTAGGTAAAAAATGATACTGATTCATTTCATTTGCAAACATGATTGAATCTAGGTGACCAGAATAAATACGGTTCACAATATAGGGTGCATAGTCCTTCTCCAATGAAGGATCTTCTTCAATAAGATTTTTCTTTGTTTGGTTAATTGAGTTCAACCAATCTTTCAATTCAGTCATGATTTAATAAATTTATATGCTAGTGAGACTCTAAATCCAGTGTAATATCTATGCGTTCCATCTGCATAGTGTGTTATATGAGATGGAAACATTATAGCACGGTTTGGTTTATATCCAATAATTTTTGTTGGTTCGTTACCATCCTCTGAAAAGATAAGATGACCACCCCAGTTTATTTCCCATACTGGATTTGGATAATATAGAAAGGTATAATCTCCATCATCTGTATGAGGATTTCCTGACTGGCCTGCTGATTGACCATTAGCATATATTCTGCGTACTCTATAAGATATCCCTAGTTTATGGCAGATAATATCATACAAATATTTACTGAAGTATTCTTCTTTATGGAGTTTATCCATATGCCAAAACCAATTATTATTGTTGCCTCCACTTGGAGCCCACTTAGGTCTTAACAATAGATCAAAGATCTCCTTTCTAATATCTTCAGTAAAGAAATTATCATAGACATTAATACTAGGAGTAATAACAACCTTACTTAATTCCAATGTCGGATTACCCCCGCAATAATAAAGCAATTAGTGATAAGATAACTGAAAAATATAAGAGTCCGTACCACAAGTACGTGATTGTCATATTTTTTTGTTCGCTCGTCTGCGAATGATCCGAGTGCATACTTCCAGATTCTCCAGAGCCTAATCATATTTAATCCAATGCCGATCTTCACGACGTGTATTATCTATCTTCCTATTAAAAGGAAAACTAACAGATAGTCTTTTAGTATGTGATGTTGCTAAATGAGGATAATATCTTGGTATCCAAATAGCATCACCTGGTTGCATATCAACGTCCAATATAGGTTTTTGATCAATCTCTATCTTAACATCTTTCTTATCTTTTAGCAATTCCTCAGGATTAGAAACTGCCTCCCATACTTTAAAATTTGTTGTTCCCTCACATTGAACTATAACATTATCACTCATATCAAAATGAATTTCAAATGGATGTACTGGTTTTAAATTACGACACAAGTAAATATGTGCATCTGTTTCTTGATCATATTCATCTTCTAAATTTTTAGCAAACTCATTTATTTTTTCTGTAACTCTAGACATGTCTGTAAAATAACAAACACCACTTTCCTCAATAATTTTTTCTAGTAAACTAGACGGATAACAATTAGCATCAGTGCACCAGTAATTATTTTTCCATGTATCAGTTCCTTCTCCAAATACCCTCACTCTACGTACAGACATTAAAGGTCTTATATTAAGAATATCAGACATTTCTTTCCAAGATAATAAATTAGGATAGTATCCTTTTTCAAATTTAGGAATCATTTATCTACAAGATACACGTTACCAGAAATTGATATACGCTTTTCATCTGACGTATAGAATGGATTTACTCCATGATACATTTTGGCGGGGAAAAATACCATAGACCACTCCCATTTACTATCAAGGTTTATATGGTAAGACTCTTGCCCACCAAGAGTGCTATTATATGAAAAATAAAATGCTGAAGTCTCATTACCCTTTACCTTTGGATATACTTTTTGTTCTTTCATATAATCAAAAGGTATCTTCACCCAAATTACAAATGAAAATGAACCTGTATGAATATGGGCTGGATTAAAATCATACTTACTTTGATAGTTAACCCATAGTTCACCTAACTGGAAATCAGGATTCTTTTGCTGAAGTTTTTCTAAAGGTAAAATTGAAGCAAGATAGTTTGCTTGTACTCCAGTCATACTTGGATGCAAATTAAATTGTTCCATATACTGGTATGATAATAATTGTGCAAACCTAGAAACTTCTTTAGTTATAGGAAGTGTATATTCTTCTTGAAGATGACCCCTGAGAGTGTTTCTAGCATCTTGTCCATGATTCTGCATAGAAGAAAGCAGTTCTTCTCTCACGGACTGAGGAACAACCGCATGTAACCAACCTGGTGATTTTATCCAGTGGGGTTTAATCTGTATCATATTTTTTTAATTGTGCCTCCAATACATATTCCATACTCTCAATATTTTCCCTTAAATAATCTTCCCAAGGATTTCCCTCTATATGATCATGCAAATGAGCAAGATGATTTAAAGCAAATATCAATTTGGTTTTATCATTCAACTTCATTTTTTCTAGACCTATTCTTAATAATAATCCTATCGTTTTCGTAGTCAGCCACAAACTCCAAGACATCCATGTGATCCCACATTAACTCTTCATAGAGTGCATTCAGTCTCTCCATATCTTCATAGAGATCATTTACATGTTCTTCGCTCATCGAATAATTTGAATGTTGTTGTCCTCAGTCCAGAGTTCGACTTCATCTCTGAAACGACCATCTTGTTTTAGTTTGTCGTATCTTTTGGTTGCTTTACGTTTCCACCAAGAAATTATATTCTCTAAATGGAACTTGTCCCAATTCTGACCTTTCTTTAATTTATCTTCTTCTCCAAGTAACACTTCTCTAATGTTAGCATATCCATAATCAGAAATATAAAATCTTTTCTTTTGAGTAAGTCCAAAAGCCATATCTATAACATCGTTGAACTTAGATAACTTAGCATCTCGTCCATATTCTTTTAATGAATTCTTAATCCATGAAATCATTTTTGTTTGACGTTTCATTTTTTTAGAAGATGCCTTATTATCTGTAAGGGGTTGATTACCATTTAGTTTACTAAAATGATCATGAAGTTTATGGAAGGCATCTGCATGGAGCAGAGGAAGGAACTTACTCTCAGTTAGACCTTTATACCTTATATAAGGTTTAAGACCGTCATACTGCGATGCAGAGGTTGTAGAACCATATAAGGATGTAGTTTCAAATAATCCAATATCTTTCTCAAAGACTTCGTTCAATGTCTCTCTAGCAAAATGAGATACACATAGAAGTGCTAATAGTTTACCACCAAGATAATTGTATCCAAAAGGTTGTGATGGAACTATAACGAATCCCATAACAGCATGACGATTGAATATAGAAAGATTAGGTTGATTGCCTAACCAAATATTTCTAGGTTTAGAATTAATAGTAGGAGAACCAAAACGAATGAATCCCAATACTTGTTGGGATCTTTTCTCATAGACCATCCAACGAAGTTCTCTACCTGGTATATTACTTTCGTTATTGTGTGATGAAACTGCTTTTAAAAGATTATTATAATGATCCTGTGGTAGTGATTGATTAAACCTACTACCAACAAACTTAATATCAAATTCCATCTCTTCTGGATGGATATCCTCATTAAAAAATTCATCCTTTAAAGAAGTCAAAGGATTTGTTTCCGTTACAATCTCTCTCTTTACATAACGAAGATAATCTTCTATAGATGTAAAGTGTCCAAAATAGTCAATAAATTCATCGGCAGCCCATTCAGCGTCAGCCTCAGGAATTATCATAATTTAAAAATTTTAATAATACTTTTTACAAGTGGTGTTTTCCTTGAAACACTACATAAGTATCTTACCATAGAAACTAAGTAATCGCCTTCCATTTCTTGAAACATGTACATATTCAAACGAAAAGCATAGTTTGCTTCAGTAATAATAGCATTAACATCAGATTGATCTACAGGTAATTTGTTAAGAGTTTCTCTGTACATCTGTTTATATTCTTTCTTATCTTTAATATCAGGAAACTCATAAAACTCTAGACCACCATCAGTTAGATTCATTGCGTTCTCAGCAATGTTTCTTAGAATTTGTCCTCCAGATAAATCACCAAGATAACGAGTATAATGATGACCAACTAATAACTTAGGATCTTCATGTGCTACCTCTCTAATACGATTAATGTATTGCTTAGTTGCTGCTGTTGGATATATTTTATCTTTCCAGTTCTCACCAAAATAGAATTCACAATCTTTAACTAATGCATCATGTCTTTCTAAGGCACTAAGTTTTAATGGGCCTACAAAAGGATCATCCTCTAACCTTCGTACCTCAGTTTCTAATTCATGGTATATAAAATAAAAATTAGCAACTAATTGTCTATAGTTTTTTTGGTCTATAACACCTCTAAGAAATGAAGCAACAAAACTTGTGTTCTCAGCCATAGAGTGAGACTTCTTTGTTCCTTCTTTTATTTGCTTTGAAAAATCTGAGATCATTTTACTACCATATCCTCTTTGTAAATAATACCTGGTGGTGGAACTAAGGGCTCATAACGACCTCTTGGTTCTGAACGAAATAAAAGAGTTTCTACTAATAAATTTATATCTGCAGAAATAATATTTCCAGATTCAGCCATTTTGCGAAATCCATTACCAACATATATTTGTCCTGCGAATACAGATACAGTTGCTGCACCCCAAAAAAGATAATACCACCTAGATTTCACTTGATGTCTTTGTCTACTTGGTTTTAGTTTAGTCATAATCAGAAAAAGTTGCAACTAATACCATCCTTCTACCCCTCTTGGGAGGATAGTTATAATGCTTTCCTTCAAATATTATAGCATCATTTTCCTTTCCTGTAAACTCCTCACCTTCACAAACAGTGCTACCACCCTCAGGGTTAGTAAGATAACACAAAAAGTTTTTATGAGGGAAAGGATGATCCGTATGTGGTAAAGAATGACCTTCACCATCAATAGGCATAGTAACATTAACAGCTATTCTATAAATTCTATTAACTTTTATCTTATTGAATTCTAATATTCCTCTTACTACATCATGTGCATCTGTTGTTTTTTGTGCTATAGGTACTGAGTATAGAAATCTCTCATTAGCTGGTAAAAGAAATACATGACCATAGAAACCAAAATTATAACAGTTATCATCCCAATCAGGAGGATTATAAGCACCCATCTCACAATGACGTTCAGACCAATTCCAAGTGATCTCTTCACTCATACAATATTTTTTAAAGTCCAAATATTCTGCTGACTTAGGATTATAAAGTTTTTTAAGCATAGGTACAGACAAATACAACTCTACGTTTTTCTTTTGGGGTTGTGTGAAAATGAACACCATCAAATATTATACAATCATCTTCCTTAGGAGTATAATTTTCATACTGATAATCTCTTTCCATTCTAGAAGTATCTCCTCCTGCATCAGTAAAATATAATAAAAAATTATAATGAGGATACTCATGATCAGTATGTGGATACCCTGTTTTCACTTTTGGTTGTGGACTAACAGCATTTAGATGCATTCTAAAAATCATATTAAGTTTAATACGATTAACTTTAAGAATATCAGAAACTATCATACTTGCCTCCATAGCAAGTTCTTGATCATATTTACTTGAAGAGAAAGTTGTTGGAAAATATAAAGGTCTATCAATCGCTGCTATAGGTGCTTCAGCTCTTCTCAATAAACAACGATGATACATTGGAAACCCACCCCAGTTTCTCTCTTTCTTTTGTTCTGGAGTTAAACATTCTATAGTACTAATAACATCTTCATCCTTACCAAAGTTAAGAGTATCAGGAAGATATTCCCATTTAAACTCACCCCCAAGAATTTTTTTCTTAAAGTTATTATATAAAGGAGTACGTGGATTATATAGTTTTCTTATGTTCATTTTCCTTTTTCCAATATTCAATTAAGAGTTTTAACTCTTTGATTCTTTGTTCAGCTGAATCAATTTTATCTTGTGTATTCATTTTGTAAAACTAAACCAACCAGTTACAATATATTTGATCTCAGTTAGAGATGGTAAACCACGATGTGGATGAGTCCAATATGCTGGCCATATTAACATACTTCCTGCTTTTGGTTTAAATTTAATATCCTGTGTTGGAAATTCTGTCTCACCACCATCTGTAACATCATTAAGATAAAGCATCCATGCTAACAATCTCCTTTCAGCAAAACCATTAAACAGACCCATGTTTTCACTATGTAATAAAAAATATGCTTCGTTTGGTAAATATTTTTGTATATTAAATGAATGAGATATATCCCATCTAGCTAACTGATGTAGAAAAGGATACTTGTTTTTATATTGTTCGATTGTTGATGCAAGAACTTCTGCTAGGTTCTCAAAAACATTAGGTTTGTTCAAAGCATCAGCAGATATGTACATCTCTGTGCATCGTTTTACTTTATCATAATCAATAGTAAAACCTTTCTCAACATTTACTGCACCTTGACGATGTAACTTAGGATTGTCCTCATAAAAATCAATTATTTCTTGGCATTGTTCAAGAGTCATACAATTTTCATTCACGTGAATAAGATTATCAATCATTTGAATTCACATTCTACCATGATCTCTGTTAAACATGCAAGCATATTTATTTCTTGATCTGCGACGAATGCCATTTGATATTGATACTTAGCAATAACAAGAACAGCAGCAGGTATAGTAGTCGGAACCAAAGATTCGTAGAGACTATCATAAATCCTGCGGAATAGGACAGAAGTATCATTGTCCATATTACTGTTGACCCACTTACGAACCTCTGAGAAGTTCTTTGTCTTAAGATTTTTAATAAGGTCATTGACTGCGACATCTGAAAATGCTGCTAATATTCCACTATCTATCTTACCACTAACTGAATATCTTTGACATTCATTTAGGACTCTTCTCCAATCTGGAAAATGTTTGTTTATTAATTCTGCTAGTACTTTCTTATCAGCTTCAATCCTTTCTTTGTCCAAGACATGGTTAAGTCTTTGGAAGAAAGCAGCTGCGATTTGCTGCTTTTCTTTCCCTCTGATACTAAAGTCAACCACCGCACATCTTGAGTGGAGGGGTTCGAGGATTTTGTTTTTGTAGTTACAGGTGAAGATAAATCTACAATTTCCTGCAAACTCTTCGATAAATGCTCTGAGCAGTAATTGTACGTCGTTCCCTGTGTTATCTGCTTCATCAATGATGATGACCTTGTGCTTCGCCTCCGATGACAACGATACAGTAGATGCAAAGTTTTTTGCATTGTTTCGTACTGTGTCGAGGAATCGTCCTTCGTCTGATCCATTGATGACATAAAAGTCTACTCCCAATTCGTTACATAGGGCCTTTGCTACCGTGGTCTTACCAATACCTGGTGGGCCAGCAAGTAACATATTAGGTATTTCTCCTTTATTTAGAAACTCCTTAAATGTCTTTTTTATATTGTCTGGTAGAATACATTCGTCAATTGTAGTGGGTCTGTATTTTTCAACCCATATAAAGTCACTCATTTGTTTTTTAAGATTTTTTTATTATTCGTCAGTTGAAGCACCTTCCCAACTATCGCCCATGTAGTAATCTTGCCATTGTGTATTATGTGCTGAACCTTTTTTACGTTCAAAGTCTGGAGGTGGTGGAACCATATTATCCTTATAATCAAATATACCCATATTTCTAAGTGCCTTTCTTTCCTCTCTAGGTGAAATCTCACCACTATATGGAATGCCCACAACTTCACATGCAAACAGTTCAATAAAGTATATCACAGCGAAAGACTTTACAAGAACAATATCACCTGCAGCAATCTTAATTATTTTTTCAATTAGAGGTTCTTTACCTGTGTAATTATCTTCAAAATAATCTAAGATTTCATCTTCATGTTCATTATATAATGGAACATTAATTGTGTCTTTTAGATGTTTTGTGCGACCACTTTCCTTATATCCTTTAAGGAAGATCTCTTTCCAGTCTTCCTTATTATAGATCTTTTTTAGTTTCTTGGCGAGGGTAGTCATTTATCCAAATGTTGAATCAGGTTCTAACGCAATAAAGTAAGTTAAATCGTGTTGAGTGTTTTGGAACTTGGATAGTAATTTAGAAGAAACTGTTACATCATATGGGCCTGGAATAATTTTAATATTCTCTACCTTGAAGTTAAATGTGAATATCTTTTCAGTTTCACCAACTACAACTGCATATTCATTAGAAGTATCATTCTTCTTATCACGCACCACAAGTTTAACAACACCTGCCTCACCAACAACACAAAAATCAGGGAGTTGATAAACGGCAGCCGCTTTTAGTAACTTTTCTAATGAACTAGTATCCAACTTAAATTGAACATCATCAGATGGAAGTTCAATTGCTTTATCAGGTGGAGAAATAATTACACTAGGATCTGCGTAGAAGTATTTAACTTTTCTCTTTCCTTCACGGATAGTTAAATAAGATTCTTCTTTAAAGTCCATCTCAGGATCTTGATGAAGACTCAATCCATTTAAGAATTGATTGAGATCATAAACTGCAAAATCACGTGGAAACTGTTCATCCACAATTGCTTCTGCAAGAATGTTTTTTGCAACAGAAATAGTACGAAGTTTATCTCCTTGTTTTACAAGGATTGAATTATTAATTCCTGCGAAATTTTTAAGAATAGTTAGGGTGTTATCAGATAGTTTCATAATTAAGGCATTTGGTCAAATTCGCCAGAGGGCATTGATGGTTCTCCATAGTGTCCATCAAAGTGTAGTAATAGCATAGCATAATGTATGACTTTTAACAAGTCTTTTTTATTTTTTCCGTCTTTACTTCCATACCTACTACCATACTTAAGTATGTTTGCCTGACAGAATCCTGATGCTATATCTCTAGCAGCCATTAAATCTATTGTTTGAACCTTACGAAACTCATGTTTCGTTCCAGTGTAATGTCCATTATAAGTATTGGAAACATACTCTTCAATATCTTTTAGAATTTCTTCTTCATGATATTTGTATTGATGATTTCTCTGTGGTTCGTAATCCATTTTATCTAATTGTTCTTGGTGAAACTGTTGTGTCCACCCATCATTATATGATGAGTTAGCATTCGTAAAATGGTGCATGTACATTTCATCTATATCTGAATTAAATGTAATATCACCACCTGATTCAGCACTAATGTCCGCACTGACGTACATGTCTTCATAATCAAGTCCATCATTTTCAGCAGCAGTATTACCTGCTCCAATAGTAATATCCTCGTTATTCCATCTTCCTTTTGATTTATCCATAATTGGGTAATCCTCTTCGAATGTTCCATTTAAAATTGAGGCCGCTAGGCTCCATGCATTAACCATAACAAAACAAGAAATTTTTTACTAGACTTTCTGATTTATCAGCACCGAATTGACCTTTTAAAAATCCTGATACAGGATCAAGTTTAGTCATGTAGGTATCAAAGTCTTTATAACTACTAATTTCATATCCACTGGGCTTCTCTAATTCTACCATATCTTTGTACTTAGTCAAGTATTTTTTGAACATATCTAGATGTTCATCTACCTCAGACATGGTGCACTTAGCAATGTATATGTTCTTTGAAAAATGATTACCAATCTCAAAGAATCTATAGTCTCCTTCATATACAGGTAAACCCTCTACAGAGAAGGAATAGTTTTCTACAGGATGTTGAAAGTCAAAAACTATAATGACTTTCTTATCAGTAAATCCCATAAGATCCATACCAAAACAGGGAAGGTTACTTCCAGTCTTAGGATAGATGATGTTGTTGTAGATACAAGATACTTCATTCCAGATTTCTACCTCCCTTGATTTAATAAAGTATGGATGTGTGTATAGTTGAGCAACTAGTTTAGTTTTCTTGCCTTCCCAATTGGCCCATTGGAGATCCCTTTCCATATCTGGAAAGGAATCGAATAGGGCATCTTTATAATTTTTCCACAGATTCATTAGGTGTTTCTTCTCCATTGAAATCAACATTAGCATCTACCTTATCATATAACTCTAAGAAAGATTGCTTTGTTTCGTCATCGAATCTATTTACACATACCTCGATTGCTTTCTCTTTCTTACCAAAGATAGCATATGCACGAACAATATGCACTAGACGACGTGTGCTAATAACCTCTTCAACACCACCATCATAAAATGTTTTACGGATGATGTCTGCCCAATCTACAAGTCTCTTAAAGAAATCTGTATCATCAACACCAAGAGTTGAAGCAACATTCTGAAGAATCTTTTCTTCTGACTTTATTGCAGGGTAGGATTGCTCGAAGGTGACTGGGAATCTTTCGAGGAAGGCTTCATTGAGCACGTTAGTTCCAATAAATCTTCCGTCGTCAGAACCCTTACCTTTAGTATTTGCGGTGGCGAATATGTTGAAACCTCTGGCGGGTCTAACAAATCGGCCAATTTTCTTAAGGAATACTCCATTTCCTTCAAGGATTGACTGAAGGCAGAGGATCTTGTTTGAGGCAAGGTCGATCTCGTCAAGGAGCAAGATTGCTCCCCTATTGAGAGCTTGTATGACTGGGCCATCATGCCAGACGGTTGCACCGTTAACAAGACGGAAGCCGCCAATGAGATCATCTTCATCTGTTTCTATAGTAATGTTTACACGAATAAGTTCTCTCCCTAATTGAGCACATGCTTGCTCAACTGAAAATGTTTTACCATTACCTGAGAGTCCAGTAATGAATGTAGGATAAAAGATTTTAGATTTAACAATTCTTTTAACGTCTGCAAAAGAACCGAATGGTACAAAAGTTTTATCTACCTCTGGTATTAGATTCTCAACAGTAACTGCAGGTGCTGCAAAAGCATTCTCGATATTCTCTACTGCTTTAGTTGTAACTTCAAGATTCCACTTACCTTTTGCTACTTTATATTTTTTTATCTTCTTAGTAACTGTAGAGTATCCAATATCATTCATTGCACAGAATGCTCTAATTTCTGCAGTAGTGAACTCAGTACCATAAGCACCTCTTAGTCCGTCTACTACTTGATCTTCAGTCATTTTTATTTCAAAAGCCATGATGTAATTGTGTTTTATTTATATACGTATTATAGCAATAATACAGGTCAATGGTATGGTTTGTGGCCACTTATTGAACTGGCCTTATGCGACCAATTCAATAAACTCTCCTAAGATTTTTTTGTTCATCTTTTTAGCCCTGAGAGACTTGGTAAATGCTTTCTTTATATCTGCTTTAGAATCAGACTTAGGTTCAAAATCAGAATCAGAATTTAAACTAGTTGATGATAATCCAAAGTACTTATGATAACCATCTAATGATAATCCGAAAGCCTTTTCTTTCTTCCATCTTTTCATTATCTGCTCAACTTTATCACTATCATATCCAATGTGTTGTCTAATAAAATAACCTGCATCTCTACCATCTAAAAGACGAATACCAATTAGGTTTATAGAAGGGAATGAGTGTCTAAGATCTTCAAGTAAGATATCAGTTAATCCACAGTAACCATGTGCTCTACTGCAATCATATGTTCTACCAGTTTTACGATTACGTAAGACAGAATTAGATCCTATGTTATTTGTTCCTAGATATGGTTCTTCTTCCCAATGTCTTTTAACTTCTTTATTATATCTTAGAGGATGTCCTTCACCATCAGTTAGAATCACACACTGCACTTTCTCTACTTTATTTTCCTTCTGGAATTTTGGAAGGATTTGATGAAGTGCACAGATAGTTTCATTTAATGGAGTACCTGATAGACTCATTCCAAGAGGATGTCTATAAACACACCATCTACGATTATCAAAAGCCATTGCAGTACGGAATACATTTCTCATCTGTCTTTCTAAATGCTTTCCTCTAACTCTACTGGTTAGAAGATTCATCAAAGAAAATGTCTCTTCAATGTATGCTTGGCCTGGTTTCCTATCAACTGCAACATCATTACAAATCATTGTTCTAGGAAAACAATTTGTAAATGCATAAACTTCAAAAGGAATCTTAACTTTATTACAAAACCATATTAGATTGAATAATTGTTTGATTGTATCCAAAAGGTAAGGACTCATTGAACCAGACCAATCAAGAATGAATACAAGACCATGATTTTTACCATCAGGAAGAGTTGTAACTTTCTTAAATAAATCTTCATTGAATTTATAAGTATGGAGTTTTGTTGTATTAAGAACACCAGTGCGAGAAGTAGCGGCTCTAGCATATGCTGAAGCAGATTTCTTACACTCAAACTCTTTTACAAGATAGTTAACTTCTCTTTGTGCATCTTTTTTAAACTTAACAAAATCAACATCTGGACTATCAAATAAATTTTTTGGTTTACAGAACATTGAATTTGGATCAAATACATTCTCCTCTTCCCACTTTTGTTGCTGTTCAGCAAAATCTTCTGTAATCATTTTATCGAGAACATCGTTAGGGATGATAAGATTCTCTAACTTCATTTTTGGTATCTCAAAATATTCAGTCTCACTAGACTCAAGACTGTTAAGTTCTCTAATAGAATTTTCAAAAGACTCCATAGTCTTTACTTGTGGATTTGGATCGTTCTCTGCTCCACCTTGTGGTGCTGTTTGAACTGTTTGACCCTGAGTAGTTTGATCGTTACTCTCCTTACTAGAATCTGTTTGATCATCTTCAATATCTTCTTCTAGATCAGAGGAATCTGTATTGTCCATGTGATTATTACCACCACCGATCTGATTTGTATTTGTTTTTTCTAGTTGTTCATTTAATTTTTGAAGTTGTTCCCTTTCTGCTTTACAGTAATCAAAAAGAATTTGAGATGCTTTTAATGCATCATCAAATGTTTCTGTACTATGAATCAAAGAACGAATTCCTCTTTCTTCTTCTGTAAAATAAACATCATTCCAGTGACCAACCTTAGCATCAATATTGATTCTATCAGCAAGATTCATTTCATCTATATCTTCATCTGCTAAGTTAAAGAAATCATCATCACTAAGTTCATTATAGCCTGTAAAGAATGTTTTAGTAAGACCTGCATATCTTCTCTTCATTAACTTCTCAATTCTTACATCCTCACATACATTCACATACTGTTGAGGTATCTTGTACTCTTTCCACCACTCCTGATCAGGTGTGTAAAGTGCATGACCTACCTCATGTGCTACCAATGCATCATAAACATTATTACTTGCTTTCTCCCACTGAGGAAGAGTTAATACACGATTGTGTACGTCAAATTGTGCTGTTTCTACTTTCTTATTTTCAACAATCAAGTCTTCTGTTGCAAGAAGTTTAGCAAGTTGGGATTTTATTTCGTGATTGATCTGCATGTGTTTCTTTGATTATGTACACATTATAAGACGAAACCCGCCTGTTGTGGCGGGTTAGTAGACACTTTTT